ATCCTGACCGCTAGGGGCAACATCTGTAATTGCCCTAAGCTTTGCATCAGCGTCCAATGACAACAAATGAGACGGGTCCTCTCCATTACAATTGGCGAGGACCGCGGTGGGATTGTTTGTGACCCTAATGACACTAGCCTTGCTGTTAGGCTTGCTCCACCCGAAGGCAGAAGCAATGCCAGAAGCAAGGTTAAGTGCCCAAGCAGTGGGGCCAGCGTAAGCTGCAATGGCCGGAATACCACTCAGGGAACCCACAGCCTTGGCTGAGCCAGACAAAAAGCTAGCAACAGGCGTGCCCTCGGCATCCGCCGGGGCAATACGCTTGCGCGGGCCCTGAGTCACAAATTGATGTGTTTGACCAAAGAGCTCGACATCCTCCATCCAAGCCCAAAGCCTGCAATTCACGTTTTGTATCCCATCGGCTCCTGTAGCCAAAGGGGACGCAACGGCCACAAAAATGCGGCCCCAGGTCCTCTTGGTTGACGTGAGTTCGATAAAACGGGATAAAGCAACATACGGAATCTTAAGCTCCACGCTCGACTCGTTGGCTTCTATCTCAACTCCAGGGAGCTGAGAAAGAGAAACATAGTTGAACGTGTGGCTCGCATACTTCTGGTTGGAAGATGACGCGTCCGGGTAGTAACAAAGCCTCAAACGGCCACTGTGGAAAGGCGTCCCATTGATGGTTAACCTCAGGCACAAAGTCGAGCGAAGCCCGAAAAACCCGGTAAGCTTTTCAATCCAAAGGTTAGTTCCCGACACATAAGTCCAAGACTCCTCGCTGATTTTCAAAAGTCCAACACCATCGGCAGTGGACCAATTAAAGTCGGCAACAGGAACTTGCTTGTTAAGGTAGTCAGCAACAGTCCCAATCTCATTGGGTGCATATTGCATGGCGATCTTGGGATCTAATTCCCTTTCAGAATCGCGCATGACTGCAAGAGCGGGCGCCGGATGCACCATAGCGACGCCGTCTTGGCTAATTTCACCCTTAGCCAAAGGGTTGGTTGAGTCATTAGTGCTCGCGGTAGAGGATACCCAGACCTTTCGGCCATGGGCGCCGTGGACTACCAGCCACGGGCCTTGTGTATGGGGTTGGGAGTCATTTTGGGCATCAGATCCTGAGGGTGACACGTCCTGCCTTGTAATTACATCGGCCCCTCCTACATGATCGCCTGCTAGACGCGGGTTTCCCCGGGCCGCATTATAAGCTAAATCATGTGACACACGCAGTGGGTATTCAGCCATGCTGTCACCAAGTACGTG